TGTCGTTGCCGGCTTCAGCGTGTCGGTAGCACCGAGGAACGTGCCCTCAGAGGTAGTGAACTCGCCCTCATAGAAGGGAGCGGCAAACTCGTCGGTGACGCTCACCTCCACTGTGGTGGTGTTAGCGTCGGTGGGAGCCTTACCGTAAGCCTGGCTAACGGCTATCTCAGCCTGGTAGAGCGGAGAGCCGAAGAGGCGGCACTTACCGTCAGCCATCGGAATGAGGAACACCACGTCGTCGTTGTTCAGGTTGGTGATAAAGCCCGAATTCTTCTTCCCGGTACCGGGAAGCACGAGCTGGATCTTGTTGAGGATGGTCTTCGAACCATACGAGCCCTGCCCCTCGCAGGAAGGCTCACTCTCGTTGGGCACGAGGTCGAAGCGCTTCCATACCTTGTCGGCATAAAGCTCGATGTTGGTCTTGATGACACAGATATCCTCCATCTTTTCTGCCTGAGAGCCGATAGGACGCGGGAAGGTCTTGATGTCACGGCGCCGCACATAGTAACCATGGTTACGGGTGCCAGGCAGCGACTTGTCGCCAAAGCAGAAGTCGATGTCCTCATAGAGAGCGGCATCGTCTGCACATCGTGTCTGTATTTCAGCCATATACGTTAATTGGTTAAAGGGTTACACACTAAGCCTTGGCAGCGGCAATCTCAGCAGCCGTGCGGGCCACACAGAGCATCTCCTTGTTGATGGAGAGATACTGTTCGCCATAGAACATGTTGGCCAGGAAGTCAACATCGTAGTGAGAGGTCTTCGACTCCTTCACCAGGAACGTCTCGTCAGCGGTGCGCTGGTTCCAGAGCGCGAGGATGTTGTTCTTAGGAGTCAGACAGAGATAGTTCTCGGGAACGTTGGTCAGTGCCACGAACTCCACATTGGGTGCACCGTCGAGATGTGCCTTCAGGTACTGCTCATTGTAGGGCAGCGCACCGTGGTTGTGCTGGTAGGCTTCCTCGTAGAAGTGCTTGGTCTTCACATGCATGAACATCTTCAGCTTCTGCTTCTTGAGCTTATCATCGGCACCAACCCAGCCACCAGCGACACCCCAGTAGAAGTCCTTCAGCAGGTCTTCGGTGTTCTCAGCCGAGAAGTTCTCAGGCAGAGAGTAGAGGTTGCCCAGCTCGACAGCCATCTTATTGGCCTTGATCTCAGCGTCCTCAATGGTCTTGAAGCCGTTGAACCACTTCGAGGTGAGCGTGGTGTTGGTGGGGTCGTGCTTGGCCGTCCACATCTCGTTGAACATGTTCTCGCCCAGCTGTGCCATGATGTAGGCGCAGATGCGTTTCACCCAGGGCACGTTCTTCAGACCCTCGCCCTTGGTCACGTCGCTACCCCACAGGCTCTGGTAGATGCTGTTGGGGTCGATAGGCTCGATACAGTTGCCGAAGAAGGTCTCCAGCGTGCGCTGCACGATGGTGATGGCACCGGTGCCCTTCTTGTACTTGTCGTAGTTACCCATCTGGAAGTTGCCCTTCATCTCATGCACGTGTTCCTGATAGCGGATGCCGTCACGGTGTCCCATGTGCTGCAATGCTGCGGCCATGGCATGCATTGGCATGACGATGAGTTCCTTGCGGTACGTCTGGAATGCCTTGCTCAGAGTCTCAGGCGTAAAGGTCGTCTGCGGATCCACCACAGGCTGACCGGCATTAAGGATAGGAGTAGGATCCATAGCTTACAGAGCGTCTTTGATAGAGTTAAACAACTCGCTGGCGGCACTCAGGGTGTCCTCGGCACCGTCAACCTTCTCTTCCTCCTTGGTACCGGCAGAACCCTTCAGGTTCTTCACCTGTTCCTCAAGGTCATTCTTCTCCTTTGTCAGCTGTTCGATGGTCGACTTCTGCTTCTTCAGCACGTCGGAAGCCTGTTTACAGGCATCGTTCTGCTTCTTCAGCTCATCGTCGATGGTCTTCAGCTGGTCCTGCGTCAGGGTAACGTTACCCTTCTCGTCGGCTTCGAAGCCGTCCTTGGCGGCAAGGATGGCGGCCAAGGATGCAAAAACAGTGATCTTCATCTCGGTTTGACTGTTATCGGTCGGGGTTTCAGGCATGAGTCCTCTCAGCATCTCCACGACCTTTTGGAGTACCGATGTGGTTGGATTCTCCTCGCCCGTCTGGGGGTTGAACCCACGGGGCAAGGCTGGTAGACCCATATCCTTTATCAGTGAATTAGTATAGATGTTCCGTACATTGGTGGGCATCTGCTCCGGCTCGCCAATCTCATCGACCAGTCCGAAGTTCTTTGCCTCCGTTGCCTTGATCCAGGCAGCCACTCGCATCTTGGCCTTTACATCGTCAACCGGCTTGCCGCTCTTCTCAGCGTAAATTTCAGCCAGTACGTCGTCGATGGTGTTCAGCTGCGAGCGTTGGAACTGGAGCCGCTTGACCAGTTCGTCAAGCTGCTCCTTGTTCATATTGCCCCACTCGAACACATGCCCCATGGCATTGTGGATGAGGATGAGGGCATTCTTCGACATGATCACCTTTTTGGCGCCCATTGCCATGAAGGTGGCGGCACTGGCCGACATGCCGAGGAAATAGCACGTTACCTGGCCATGATTCTTGAAAAGCTCGTAGATTTCCAGACCAGTAGTGACATAGCCGCCCAGCGAGCAGATGGCCACATCGACGGGCTGGTCTTTCTTCTTATCCAGAATATATTTCACGAAGTCGGCGGTGATTCCCCAGCCACCGACTTCGCCAGTCAGGTATAAATCGTATTTCTTCATGCGTGCTTTGATTTTCGGCAAAGATAGCATAAAGAACTGTCATCAAAAACTACATTATTTATAATATAACGTGAGTTCGACGAATTCAGAATAGTGTGAGTTGTGTGTCTATGGCTCTTTCGCAAGCGATGCTTGGTTTCTTT